TTTATACTGATGATAGTTAAGACCATCCCAATTCGGAAACTCTTTCAACATCCCTTGCTTAGCATCACCTTGGAACTTCTTACCCCTATTCTCATAAGACCAAGCAACCAAAGTAAGTATATCAGTAGCCAAGTCCTCTGGAATAGTGCTGAATCCGCACTGATACTTTATGATATATACTCCTGCCGTATAAACCCAAATCTTACCACCTATCACCTCAAAGTCAGTATTTTTGGTTAATACTTCGTAAGTATTCATACCTGTTTTCAACTTAACCTCATCAACACAAAGCAATGGCCCATAAGGGACATCAAGAATCCAAAAGCCTTGACTTTGTGGAGTTAGTTCTACGTTTATCCTTACTGACTTGTTAACCAAAGAACAACCCGTCAGCTTCTCAATATGCACCCTTGCTCCATTAATTAAATCAACAATCATCACATCGTCAGTATCATAGTTGGTAATCCTCAACCAATTCTTAGCATCAGTAAGACTAACGGGTTCTACAACCGCGTCAGCTAATATTGTTATGCCGTCTATATATGTCATCTTTAATTATATTTATTAACACTTTCTCTGAACCAGTTCTCAAACTCATCAAGCGTTTTTCTTGTATCAAACTCTCTTGATCTCGCTTTTGCTTTTCTTGATGCCCATGAATAGGCTTTTTTGTCATCCAACTTTGTAATGGCTTCAACCCACTCTTTGACATTGTTTCTATCTTTAATATAAATTCCTGCCTTATCACAATTCTCTTTCAACCCAGGTGTATCAGTACAAATTACCGGAATGCCACTACACATTGCCTCTGTTGCTGTCCTTCCCCAACTCTCATACTTTGATGGCATCACAAGTATCCTTGTCTTTGCGTACCATTGCTTTATATCTGGCGAATTAGGCACATAAGTCACATTTGGTAGATTTGGTGTTATTTGCTCATCATACGAGCCATAAACACCTAAAAATGACTTGTGTGGCATTGCTCTTGCAATCTCCCCAAATATCTTCCCACCCTTATTCTCGTTTAAGTTTATTAAAGTGATATATTCAGACTTCTCAGGCTCATTCCCCAAGTCATAGTAATTGTAGTCTACTGGTGGAGTCACTATAAAATTACTAAAATTATAGTTCAAAAGTTCTTTTAACCACAAAGAATTGTATATTATGTGCTGATTTTTCTCCGCATCAATAATCTCAGGATATGGGTGAGAATTGTGAATCAGATGGAAAACAGGCTTTTTATACATCTTTGCTGCATGGATTGTCCACCTCGTATAGTCCAAATGAGTAAAGATCGCATGACTCCATCTCATTAAGTTCTCAATCACATTTGGATTGGGAGGAAATACATCAATACCATCAAAGACATAATTATCCCTAATCTTATACTTATTAGCATCATGTAAAAGAACTCTGACATTGTGACCCTTTGCTTGAAGGTCTTTAAGCATAAAGTGTATCATCCATTCCGCACCGCAATTATGCTCTGGAGGGTAAAGATGGACGGAAGCAACTATATTCATAATTTTAGTATTATATCCGCACCAACAATTTCACCTTTGTAGTGTGGATATTTTATTAGTAAATCAGTATAAAAATTATCACTTATATAGTGATTCTCAAATTTAAGTTCTTTTACTCTATACTTATCTAAATCAATCGTATTTAATATCCTCTCATCACATCCCTCTGTATCAATCTGCAAATAATGTATATCTTTTATATCAAACCAATTACAGTATTGGTCAAATTTTATAGCAGCAATTCTAATTGTGTCAATTATGATTTTGGGTAATTCTTTTAAGTATCTATTTAATGGCTCACCATTCTCAACAAGTGAACTGCATCCATCTAAAAATGCTGAGTCCTTTGCAATCCACTCAGGCTTTACATAAGCCATCTCAACACTCCCATCAGTATCTGATATAAAAAAGTTTGATGCCTTTGCGTTTGATAGTTGCTTTACGTTTTCTTTCAGCTTATTAAAATAATGTGGTATTGGCTCAATAAAATATGCTTGATAGTCAGTCTCATCTTTTATTCTATCAAAGATATTATCATGGCTAATGCCATCCATTGCTCCAATAATCACATAATTTTTCATATAAGTCTAAGTTAAAAAAAGGGGCGATAAGAATACCGCCCCCCAAAATATACACTCTAAAAAAACAACACCTTAGATTGCACCGTAAATCGCAGCAGTAGGTTGGAACTGAAGCAGTTCGCAACGAGCTTCGCAACGGAAGGTAATCAAGTTCTTGATAAAGTCATCCTGATCAAACTCAGTAGAACGTACATTCAAGCCAGATTGTTGTGCTATGGCATACTTAGTTGTATCCAATACATACATTCTTGAAGCAGTAACCAAAGAGTGTGGAACAACAGGGATACCAAGGATTCTTACATTACCATTGTTGTCAATAACCATTCCACCAGGTACTGAGTAATCAGCAGGCTTGGTTTTCAACAAAGCGGCCCAACCGGCATGAGTCATCAAAGAAAGATTCGGCATCCAGTTCAAAGCACCCAACTGAGCAACATAATCAATGAACTTCTCAGCGGTGTTAGCACCAGAAGAAGAACCAGCAGTTGCAGAAGAAGCGATTGCATTAAGATAATAAGTATCTTCTGCCCTTTGGAAATCTTCAATCAAAGACTGCTGAAGATATGCTTGCAAGAATGGCAAATCATCAATCATCTGACGGCTAACCTTAGCATAACCAGCGATGAAAGAAAGAGCAGTGTTTACAACTGTTACATCATAATCAACTTGAGGCTTAGCAGAACCTTCAGTTTGCTTACCGAAAGAACCTTCACCTACTGGAGTGTTACCACGAGGAAAAGAAACTGATCCGGTAGAAACGGGGATGATGTTGAAAACTGAACGCAAGTGAGGGTTAACATAAGACCTCAAATATGCATTGTCAACATAAGATGTGTAAACAGAACCAGTCAGGTTAGTACCGATGGTCATTGTTTGAACAGCTTTGGCATCCATTTCGTAGTTGAAACCTTTACCATTGCCACGAGCAGCAGCTTTGATATCACCCCAACCTTTCTCGATAGCAGAACCAATCTCGTTCTTAATGTTCATAATATGCTCACCATAAGAAGTTGCTACTTTAGCAGTTTCTTTAGCTTGCAATTTTCCGAAAGCAGCTTTAGCTTCAAGAACTTCGTTCCTTGCTTCAGCAGCAGTCTTGTTAGCTTTAACCAACTCCTCGTTGATTTGCTCAATTCTTGACTCAAATGCTTTTGCAGCCTTCTCTGTATTGATGGCTACTTCAGCCTTCTGCTCTGCGAACTTCGCATCAAGAGCAGCTTCAAACTTTTTTAAATCTTCCATTTTACTTTTAATTTAGAATTTTCTTAATATTGATATAAGTGATTGCTCAAGCTCCTCGTTATTCTTTTGCTGCACAGGTGTATTTTCAACTGCCTGTGTGCTACTTGCCTTCTCAATCGCTTGCGCCAATTGCCTGACCTTGATCAGACATAGTTCAATTGTCTCGTCAGTCACATCGCTGTTTCTGATAAACTTCTCAAATGTCTTAATTTGTTCTTGTATCTTAGCACATTCCTCCAAACTTTTTATCCCCAAAATTGGTGTATATTCATTTGCACCCCAAGCTGTAAGGCTTGAACCCTCAAAAAGCATTACCTCGTGTATCTCATTTGCGCTATCGCTTTTTTGTTCTCTTAAAGTCCTAAAGCCGATTGAATGTTCACCAATTAGTCCACTCTCAACCATTTTAATAAAGTCTTGCCCAAGCCTATGCGTTCCAACTTGAGAACGATAGTATAAACCGTAGCTATCTTCTTTCAGCTCAACAATCTTACCAAGTGGTTGGCTTGGATCATGGTTCAATAGGTGCTTTACCCTTCCCTTTGCCTCAGGCCCCCAATCTTGGATTGACCTCTTGAATGCACCTGGCATCATTATATCTCCATCGGAGTCAACCATTCCAAATGCAGAAAAATAACCGCTTACCTCTCCTTTCTTTGAGTCAACATCCTTGACATTGGCCTCAAATGATTTGTAATTATATATCATACTTTTTTTATTGTCAATTTGATTTAATTTTCTAATTGCCCACTCAATTCCGGCATCTCCTCCCCATGCATCCCACATAATGCCACCACAACCCTCTGAGTATGGCACATCCTTGTTTTGCTGATGCCTTTTAAAAGATGCCATCCTCGCAATGGTATCTCTGCTTATTTTCTCTCTACTTGCCAACTGATTGGCTCTCGCCCATCCAACTGGTGTACCACAATCGCTACCATTCTCCTCTTTATACTTCAATGCTCTTTTTGCATTGTTGGTTGCAGCTTCAGGGTAGTCATTATACGTTTCTTCTTTGTACTTATCTGGTTCTTCCTTCTCATCTTCCTCTTGAGCAAGATATGCAACGTAAGCACGTCTTGCGCTTGATATTGTTGTGTACATACACTCTCCGTCTCCTATCCTAAATGTTCCGTCACCGCAACTATATATCGGCATTATTACTGTTTTAAAATTAACCTACCATTGGCATCACGTTTTGGAATAAATCCAACCGTACACCTACAATTTATAGTAAAGCCTTTAGGACTCTTTGGGTCTCCTGGTATCTCAGCCACAACAGGTCTCCCAAGTTTATCTCTACTGGTGAAGTTCTCATTAAATGCAACTATTTGCCCATCCATATCCCAATGATCATAAGAGTCTTTGGGTATCCTTCTCGTTCTGCTATCTCTTGTTGCAATCCAAATCTTGTCAACCAAGAAGTCATGCTTGCTTGCTCCAAGAAACGCAGCATAATTACTTGACCTCATCACCTCAGTCCTCGCTATCCTTGTGGCCCTCATCTTGGCATATCCAAGCTCCTCATCCTCCATTATCATCTTAGCAATCTCATCACTGCTCAACCCCTCAGCAATCCCAAGCGAAATAATAGTGTCAATCTTAACTTTAGTAGTGTTGGTCATGTTAGCGACCAATTGCAGTCCAAATTTAGTTAAAAAAGTAAGCATCTCATTAACCCAATCTAAATTTAAGCCAAATGGATTGCTTGCCTTCCTGCTCATTATTCCCACCGCCCTATAACTCGCATTTCCGAAAAGTATGGCAGCTTCCTTATAAAGTTCTTGCATGATGGTGAACATCTCCTCATTCCACGCATAAGTACCCATCATGCTCCTTGTCGCTTCCGGCCCATTCTTCTTCAGCATAACAATGAACCGGTTCAAGTCCTTGTCAATAGCATTTGCAAAAAGAGCAATGTACTTGGCATCAAGTTGGTTTCTCAACCTCTCCACTTTCAACCAATATTGCTCTCTCTGCTTCGCGTTCATCTTCAAGTCTTTTTTTATGCCACAACCTCAGTTTGGCCATCATCATTTGTTCAGTTCGGCATTTCCTCTCCGACACCGTCTTGGGATGCAGAGTCATCACCATTGACCATATCATCTCGTCCGTTGTCCATGCTGTTATCTTCATCATCTTCCGGTTGAGTCATTACCATACCTGGCACTGTCAAATCCATCCCAACTTGGTCAAGCCTTACAAGTCCACCATTTACATAGGAATATTCATAAGCACCTTCTTTCTCTGAGTAGTTCATCGCTACGCGCTTCTCATCAAAGGTCAACCAGTTTGCATCACGAAGTGAACGGGTCATCCTTTCCATGTCTTGTTGCATCTCTGGAAGTGCCGTAATATCAAAATCAATATACAAGTCATCGCCATATTGTGGTACAAGCCACTTGTTCAGCTCATCCCGCAATTGGCACAACTTTGGTACAATCGTATTAGTCACCAAGTCACGCATTGCGTTCTGGTAGTTGTTGTAGCTTGATGTATCTGTGTCAAACAACACAGCAGGCAATCCAAATACCCTACACCATTGGTGCATTGACATTTGCATTGTCTTGACAAGTTCCATATCAACACTACTCAAGCCAAAATTTAGATAGTCCCAAGGTGTTTGAAGCACATCAATCCTTCCTTTGTTTTGTGTACCATTTACATCATCATTGAGCTTCCTTTTAATGAGGTTGGCTTGCTCCATTGATGGTTGAGCAGAGATTGAACCGACTACCTTTGGTGTTAATGCCCCCTTTGCTCCACCATTGTATGCCATCATTGCAGATGCATCAGCAGCAGCATTTGACATTCTAAGAGTCTTGTAAGATGCACGCAAAGGTGATAAGCCTCTAAGATGGCTTCTTGTGCTTGAGTTAAAATCTGGATTCCATGTTTTCCACTGACAAACTCTGCTTTTCTCTATGTCAATACCTTGGTCAACCATTAGTTTATAACCAAGGATGCCATATAGGTCATTTGGGTCAGGGTAGATGTCAAGGAACTGTGTTGGAAGAACGAACATCTCCAACACCTTGTTTCCGCTTATTCCGGTGTTGCCATAGATGTTACCCTCACCAGATAGGAAATGGTAACCAATTAGGTTCTCAAGGAACTGATCTTGTGCTTGTCCAGGGTTTGGTCGCTCAAGGAGATTTGATAAGGGAGTACCCATCACCACATTCTCTGAGTATGC